CTGAAGTAGAAATACGTAAAATTTGCCAGAATATGTAAAAAAGGTTCCACCTTCTAATGAAGGTGTTATTTACGCGCTCGAAAGCGCGATATCGAAAAACCATACATGGTAATTTTAGACGCTTTCAGCGCAACAGACTACACCCAGGGTGTAGGAGAAAATCTCTCTGACCGGATTTTCCTCTTTAAACTGAATCACTTCTAAGGAATGACAAATGAGGAATTATTAGTATAAATCCTCGGTGCATTCAAATAGAAGAAAAAGTTAAAGTCAGTTCCAATACCAGCAAAACGCGTGACGACATAGTCGGCACAAGTCGATTCTTGAGGTTTAAACATGAGAGTGAAATTATATGTTTCACGATCAGTGTTGTCCTCAGCCTGACCAGCGTATGTGAAAGTTGGATCTGCTGTAACAAACCTATTATTATTCATCTGTGGAAGTTCCACAGACAAAGAGGTCTGAGTTAACTGATTCGTCAGGACCTGGCCGGAAATACCGGCATCTAATAGTGTCCCAATGTAATTCAATTGACTCCGCGAAGCGGAGGTGAGCTGAGTAGTGGTGATCCACCCAGCAGAAGTTGCGGGATATGGACTCATATCATTATTATTTCGAGTAACCCGCATAGTGTGCAAAGGTTGTTTGCCTTGAGCATCAACATTAAAGTGCCATCTCATACCGCCGCGACAAGCGACGTAACAAGCTTGCATCCAATTAAATGGAGTCATCTTGGTGAACATGTACTTATATGTGTTAGCAGTGGTCTCCCAACCTTTCACACTTGAATTGCCATTAGTTGTGTCAAACCCAGGCATGGGAGGATATTTGTGAAATCCTAGCGTAGCGAACATGATTTGTTTGTTGGAAACGTCAAGGAAGTTTAGTGGAATGACATCGACCAGTGATGCTCTTCTTAAAAGAAGACGCATGGATGGTACCGCCTCACCGTAATTTATTTTAAAACGGTTTGGTAGTAAGACATCTTCACCAAATTCAACAATAGTCTCCTCGTCTGATTCATCTTTACCTTGTGGCGCGAATGTGGATGCATTCCAGTTGACGTCGACAGGATTAGCGAACTCTAAGTTCTCGGCTCCTTTGACAAACACAAGAAGTGCAACACTAGCAACATCAATAGGTGCTGATAAATTGGTCAAGACACGTACAGTAATGGTCCCATTTGACCGTGCAGTAGCACCGAGAGCGGAGAAAGATCCAATCTGGTATGGTGTTGCTGCACCGAAGTTGGTTAACACATTACAGGTTTCAAGCCATGGCTTGGCTTGAAGGTATGGGATACGAACGGAAATATCCGTTGTGTCCGTAATATCTACAATCGTTGTAAACGATGTATTAGTTGTGGCAGTAATGCCATTGGTGTATAAATCACCAACAGGGTCCCAAGTGATTTGGAGACGCCCTCTGTGGAATTTTGAACAAACAACCTTAAACCGAAATATGATATCACCGTGCCAGTTATTAAACATGCATGAGAGATGACCCATCGGAGTAAAATCAGTTGTGTAGGTTCCGCCTCCAGACGCGCCAGATTGTTGGAACATGGACGCTGTGACATAAGATTGAAACAGCAAAGTGTTGGGCGAACTAGTTGTTGCCCAGGTAGCCTGTGTCAAATAGGATTCCTTCTGGACAATATACGGTATGGATAATTCATCCTCCGCACATAAACCTACTGTGACTGGGTCTACAGTGAGTTCACCCTTAGGATCAAGGGTGAGTTTTGCTACAGGTTCTGAAACGTGAGCACTTGTGATGGAGTGGAACGGTAAACTCTTAAAGGGCATAGCGTCCGCAATAACTGGGACATTCGTCCAGCCAAACAGACTAGCGATTTTTGAGACAGCCGAAGCTCCAATCTCGGTAGCTCTAGCGTACGGTGCAATCCATGGTATTTTTGTAAAATACTTGGCTGCAACAGCTATAGCAGATGCTGGTCTAGATATGGGACCAACTCCATATTCATCGGGGGAATCACGACCTTGCATAGCAAGAGCAACCGTGGGTCCGGCAAGATGGACATCGCTAGCCCAGGCAAAGACCTGAACAGTGGCGCCATTTGTAGTGGCACCATTGGCAGATGTTAAAGCTAAAACATCAGTCCAATAAATTCGACCCATCTTAGCAACTTCTGATGCTGAAGTGATTGGTAACCAATTCTTTTGATAAAAGAAAGGAAGAATCATCTCACCAGCTTCATTGGATTGCGGCATGATCCAGACGTTTGGTCGCTGAGAGGCAGCGATCCTACCGATAGACCCTCCGGCCTCAACTATATTAGAATGAGGCGATAGAGTCGGAAGTGGTTGATATGATGCTATGCGAGCACCGTAGTAAAACGGAGCAGCATTAACAACAAATTTTACATGCAACCGCATGGATGCGAATGAGTAATTATTCAATTTATACTTAATCGCGGTATTGTTCAGAAAAAGCGTCCAAGGATCGAAATAGTTGTCCGAGGGGGAAAACCCCGATGAAGTCCAACTATATGATTTGATCAATATCGGTCGTTCAAAGAACTTGGAAATTTGAGCCGAAGGTATTTCACCATCATAAAATGATGAATCTTTAATCGCCTCAAACTCAGTCACATCTCCATATGATAAATCACTAAAATGGACTGTTTGGTTGTGAGAGTCTTGAAATCTGTGCTCTCCTACAGTGTCAGTTGACGTCTGACCTACGTTATCATTTGTTTCAGCGAGTCTTCTATTTAGGTTCCAGATTAACTCAAAGCTGGATACCGAGAACAAATTTTCCGGCTCGACGAGACCGAACGGTAAAAACCATTCCACATCGATATCATGGTACGCACACTTGCATCTCCAGGTTGTTCGCAACTAGATAGCACAGATCGTATTCATGATTTCCCTTTTGGTCTAATGGACCTGGGAGAGGCCCAATAAGGGGTTTAAACCCCATTACATACCTCACCGACACGACGCACTCTGCAGGTTATGTGCTCTGCTCTTAACCACCCATCAAGCATAAATAAAGTATATTCACTTTGACGAATAATTGGTTGTAAGCAAGTAACACAATCGAGTTTGCAAATACAGATTTCTTCCATGTATTCACAAAACATGCAGTCAGATATTTCGGGGTCCTTGCACCTAAGGCAACACCTACAGATGATAGTCGGATCCTCATATTCACTGAACATGCAGTCATCGAACCCACATGTGTGACATGTGGCGGACACGTCTCTACACTGCGGTACAAACTCATTTTGCACCGTTTCGGGAGAACTAATGTCCTCCATGAGACCGCTGGCTATAAGCCAGCGATCTTTGAGAGCTTCATAGGGTAAGAAGAACTCTTCAGCTGAGCCAAAGTGTTCGAAACCAAGCTCAATGTAGACCTCAATAAAAAGGGATCGCATCTCATTAAACTTTTGGCGGCCATAGAAAAAGTATTCTGTACAGGCCTGCTTCATTTTCTGAGCTGTCCACTCCTCTTCACTTAGGGCAAGAGATCTACAACCAACCATAACACCTTTTTGAATCACTGAGGATTCATCGAGGGGGGCCAAGTAATAGCCTAGTTCCTGATCCATTAGAAATGAACGTTTTAAAAACGTCACTTCACTAAAATCAATATACGGTTGGGATTCTCGCTCTTTTTCAGCCATAGTGTAAACTAGACCAAGTGACGAAAAAATTTCAGCAATCGAGGTGTGGTTGAACCACGGTATCGTTGGTGAAACGCCCATGGCGTTGTCATCTCCATACGTTATGAGACGAACTAGATCCTTAAAATGAGAACATGTCCCATCTCCAAGAGCGCAGAAAGCATATCGCATATAAATGCAATTAACTAAACCGTTAATAATAACTGTTAAAAGCTGCCCGGAGGGATTGGATCCTAAAAATTCAATCAGATCACCATCGTACATGCAAAACGCAAAAACGATATCACTGGCGATACAATTGAGAACTCTAAGTCTTTCACTGTTCCAACCTGCCTGCTTATGGATGCGTATCATCACATCAAAAGCAGCCCAAAGAATCAGTGCACTTTGAGTTTTATCGAACTTGGCAAAATCGCCAGCGACATTACTATTGGGACCAAACGTGTTAAGGTATAATCCAAGTTCATGCCACTCTGTATTTTGCGCACAGATGCCGGGTGCAGATTCGAAGACATATCTGTTGTTTTGCACTAACCTAACAAAGGATAGACAGTATCTCCTCGCAACTATCAGGAAGGCACGAGAACCACCTAAGAAAACGCGAACATTATGTTCTTTAATTTTCGTGTGTGATCTCGGCTCATCCTTCGGGCAAGCTGTGAATACGGGGCAAGCTCTTTCCCCACGGGCGTAACACGCCTCAATTCTCGCAACCTCGGACAGGATGTGTTCGTCATAATCTATTCTACCACCTGAAAGATCCACCTGGAAGTATCTAGAACTCCTGTTGAAAGGAAATCCAGCACTAGATGATCTATTGATGCCATTAACATAAGCTACGCCATCAGCACCATTTATAGCGGTATCAACATCATACACTTGCAAAAGATCAAGATTGACAGTCGTGAAATCTGAAACCATACACTCAACGATATGTTCAACCGTATTTTGATCGAATTTACACGTATGTGTGATAACAGGCTCGAGATTCAAACGCCACATCTTCCAGCCACTAAGTTTGGGACTACCGAACTTACACCGAAACCCTCTATTATAAAAAGGATCATAAGCCAGAGTCTTAACGACACTAGCTTTAGAATTAAATCTACCTCCGGAAACTGAACCATAAACACACACATTTGCGCGTTCATAGAATCGGAGACCACTCTTAGGATCAAGTGGAATAATAGGTTTAGTGTATGGACCGACGGTAAGCTGAGGTATGCCACTCTGAACTACGATATCATCGAACTGATTTATCATAACCGTCAAATCATCAGATGTGACACTCATACAAACAGCTTGTGCAGTACCACGCATTTCAGCAGCATGTATGCCGAGAAGGACAGGTCCCTCAGGGGAAAATGCTATATACGGCGAACCGCAATCACCAACAACTGTGCGCTTATCGAAAGTCGTAATCCACAATGGGATGTCAATCAATGATACAACGCGGGTATGAAAAGCTTCATAGGAGTTGCGTGAGTGTTGAGAAAAGACACTGGAACGAGTAACTCTCACTCCATCATCGTCACGACTCATCATCACGCATGGCCATCTGCCATTCTTAATAGCTTCAGATGCGAACAAGGAACGCAAATCTTTGTTGGGTGGTAAGGCTCTAGTACGAAACATTATACAATCATGAATGGGTTCACTGAAGGAGCTAACTGAAATTTTAAATTCATATCGCTTACCGACAGTATCCCCCAAACCAACCTGGGTCAGCACAACCTTAGTTATGCGTTCAGGCATCGGTGTAGAGTGCAAATTGGTTAAATAAAAGAAACCACACGGTGAGAAAGCATGTGTTGTGGTCTTTCTACGTAAACCTGCATCATCCAAGTAATACCATTGGACTACATACACGTTACCAAAGACGATGTCACAAATACGATCCCTATCCAATCCCTTCCATGATTTTGACAGAACTGGAATGTCAAACTTCGATACGGTTAAATCCTCTCGATAGTAATAATCCCGTTTTGGTTCAATGTCAGGAACTGGGGCTTCACCAGGCTCAAGAGAAGTAATATTCCCCTGAGGATCGATTCCCTGCTGCATTTTTCGAATCATATCGAAAACAGCTTTTGTTGCTAGAATACAAACAACACTCTCGCACAAAATGCGATAAATAGGTGGCAACCTATTTTCAACGCGCGCAAGGGTTCCAGCGATCTCCATTATCTTACGACCATAGCCACCAACACGATAATAAACGTAAGTCATGATTGTTCTATTAACGAAATCAATACAACGTTGACGTGCTGGTTTATACAATGCGAGTATTAAACACAACAAGCAAAATAGAAAGGCATTAAGTTTCAGGGCAAAAATTAATGGGTAGAAATATCCGAGAGGAAATTCCCAGCCAAAAATCAAAAAGTGCCAAGCACTTATTATGTCAAAGATGCTGGACGAATCGGATCCCTGGCACGTGAAAGTGTCGCCAGTGCACTCCTCATAGTGCATGCACTGATTAAGAGGCAGGTCACAGCCAATACACACCTGTGTGTTACGAAGTTGAGTAGACGATGATACTATTTTGCGTTGTCGAGCTAAGTGCTCTCTAGACGCTTTAGAATACCACCGAATAAACGAACCGATATCAGTCATAGTGGCGAAAGAACTAGTGTCGTTGCATGACAACTCCATAGTTTTAAAATCGCTAATACGCATCAATTGGTATTTCGCTTCAACAGGTATATGCCTGGTATGATCCTTACTCTGTTCATGAACTTGATCCCAATTGGGAACTATATCATAAACAAAAAAGTCCCAGTAATCAGGGTAAGCATCAGCCTCTGGAGGAACTAACTTCCTAGGGTCTATCATATCAGTCCCTTCACGCCTATACTGTTCCTTAGGAACAATACGGACAGCATATCCCATTCTCCGCTGAACAGCGAAGGGGTGTGAAAACCACATAGACGCATTAAGGTCCATGGTGTTTGTGGAAACTAATACAAGTTGACAAAGAAAAGGGGTTTTCCCTTTATCCTCGAGGGCTGCTTGATCAGGGCAAAAACCAACGTTGTTAAGGGCTTTGATCACCTCACCTAAAGATGGGTCAACATCGCCTCCAACGCCAGGTTTGATATACGCCACATCATCAAAAACACACGCCCACATGTATGATCTAAAACCATCCCAGTATTTGGCGGCGCAATTTTTGACGTAACGATATTCGTCATCAGATTGCAGTCCATGGATCTTAGCATAATGTTTATACAAAATATCAAGAAAGGTGGACTTAGCAACAGATGATGATCCCATCACTTCAATGCAAAAAGGAGCCATGCGCATTTTTGATACTTCAGACTGCGCGGTCTGAGATGCGTGAATTTGCTTCAACTGACTCAAAATCGACCTAACGGTATGATGTTGAGGTGAGCGAGGTTTCGCGCGACCTAGAATGGCATTGCCACTCTCTATGCAACGATTCAAGTCGGCATTGAACTTAAATACGTCAAGACCATGTGCTTGGGGATTCGAAAGATAAAGCTCTTGGTCAATGAGCTTAGTCGAATCATCATACCATGACACATAAGAATCTGCCGAGTGGTAGATAGGGGACAATGTTCCTGTCACAATGCATTGATGTCCTATAGTAAACATATACTTAAGGTTGGTCAATAGAGTCTCAATAATACTCATGTTTTGCATACCGCAACAGGCTAAAGCGAAGCCTTTGTGGATTTTGCTAAGCAAAGAGTCTGAGATATCTCCTTTAACCATGGTCAAAGCAAGAGCAGACGAGAGACATTTATTAACCGCCTCAAAGAACGCACTATTCTTCAGGGCGGTGCAGCTAATCAAGAAACTGGAAAAGTCAAGAGTTTCCTCTCCTTGCAGAGTGGACTCGAATATGACCTTAGAAATCCCTTTCTTGACCCACTGCTCAAATCTGCGGAGTAATCGCTTTATCTCCTCATACGAGAGATCTAGGACGCGAAATAACCGCACAAGAACAAGTCCAAGCTGTCCATAAGAGCGGTTGTAAATAGCATATGCTAAATTACCGCTAATCTCAAGAACATCATAGAAAGCATCAGCAACCCGATCACCAACTATGTCTTGGATAAAACTTAATACACCATCATTAAAGCCTTGAAGGCAAAAGTCAGGTGATGACATTAACTCGTCGATGTCCCAACAAGGGAAATCTGAACACTGGGTTTCAAATTCAATTGTGTCCCATTTGTGGTGCTTCAGCAAAGAAGCGCCAGCACGGCCTTTATAGCACTGAGCAAGCTTTGGGCCTACATGTTTAGATCGTGATGCGCTCTTCCCATGCAAAGCAAGCTCTGTATACACTTTGCCCTCCTTCTCCTCCTGTAATTGCTTCTTCAATACATCCAAAGATTTCGGATTCTTGACAGAACGTTTACCAGGATTCGTACTCCTGTCCCTAAAGTGCTTCTTAGAGACATCCATTGATTTGGCGTTTTCTTCAGACTTTACAGTGGAGCCCTCGGCTCGAATAGAGTTTCCCCGTAGGGGGGTTCCCCGTAGGGAACATGACGCGGTAAACTTTTTGTTGTACTGCATCATGGACTTGTATAGATGTTATTTCTCCCGCTAATAGGATATTCCGCACACGTCACGGACACCGTCTCCCTCGCCTTTTACGTGGGAACAGTAACTGAATCGCAAGCCACATACATTATAGTGTGCAGCCCCATACGCTGAAGAAACGTACGCATCTTAGAGGTTTCAAACTTCACAGTGAGTGCCAGCTTAGGTTAGGCAATATGTGTCATAGGCATAGTGCTTACCTGCAATCCAGGGTTTCTCTTCCAAAAATTCTGCAACTTAGAAGATTCCAAATATAAGGAAGTTATTTATACATTTTTATTTTGGTTTTTCTCTTTTCTCTTGTTTTCGGTTTTATAAGCCGACATGAATTCATGCCGACACATGCAGTGTCTGAAAATACCGAGCCATTGACCAGATCCGCTCAACGAACGGGTACCAGCTAAACATGCGATATCTTAAATCAGACTAAAAGAGGAAATATGGGGGTAGAGCAATCTCAATGATAGATACACCCCTTCCAATAAATAATTTGCGGAGGGTAGCAAGTTCTCCATACTCTCAAATAACAGCGTTGCGAGTTACTATAATTCACTCTCAAATAAACACATCGCAAATAAAGGACATGATCAACACCGATACTATATCATCAGATGAACAGGCTACGAATTAAGGAATCCGTAACTAGGTCAAAAGACTGGATTCCAGTAGATAATAATATAAGGGCCGAACAAAATCGCCCAATAAAATGCGTATATTTAAAAT